TCTTCTAAAAGAATATTAGTTGCATTATCTTTATTAAGCTCAATTAATACGCCTTCATAAAGTTCTCTTGCACTCACTTATTTAAAGTTTTATAAGTTGTTGAGAATTAGTTTTTATCCTTCTCATTCTCGATTAAATCGGGAAAAGTATCTTGCTTAATGAGTTTAACTACACTAGCATGTTTTGGATCTTTTAGATATAATATGGCAGCTTCATCGGTAGCTCCTAAAACCACATTATCCGCATATGTATAAACTTTATTCTTATACATAATAACATGCTTATCTCTGGCCTCAATAAACAGTAATCTGATTGCTGTATCTCCTCCAGTATATAGACTAATAATTTTTTCTGGGTCTTTCTCAGCCACCTGTAATAGATAATCTGTTACATCTGCATCAGGCATATTATCCATTCTGTGTCCAAGTAATTTGGCTCTAAGTACTCTTCCTTCTGCACCTCTTTCATCATTATAAATGTAAGATTCAGCGTCATGTTTTAGCTTCTTACGTGAAACTCTTCTAGTTGCTTCAACACCAGGTCTTACAACATAAAGTTCAGCTGTACCATAACGTCTAGTTTCCTTATTATAAAGGTCCTTAACACCATAAGGTCTCATATCACCATTGATGAGAGAATTACCTTTGGAATCCTTAGAATAATAGTCTGGGGCAATAAAAGGATTATTCTTAATTGCTTCCCATTTAAATCTATCACCAATATTATCTAAATCAAAAGTCATACCATCTACAACATTAATTACTGCATCTTCTCGAATAAAATAGTCTCTATTTGGATCATTTAATTCCTTCTCAGAAAGAATCATATTACCATTTGAGTCTATTCTCTTTACACAATCAGGCCAGTTGCCTGTTTTAGGATCTCTACAAGGTTGCATCTTAATAACGATACCAACCTTTCCTCTTACACTTTTAAGTACTATCTTGTTCGATAAATCAATTTCCTATTTAGTTTCCTTTGCCATATTATTCATTAACATAAAAATTCAAATATATTGATAGGGGCTCCTAATAATATCTAGGAGAACCCTATCAACAATATCTATATTATAAAGTATAATCAGTTAATTACACTTCCTTTAAAACGTAAGACTTGTAAGGATTGAATAAAGCTAATGAGCTATAACCCCACATAATACGTTTTGCACCTGCAACAGGAGTAGAAACTTCACCAGACTCTAAACCTGTTAATCCACCAACACCCTTGATGAATGACTGCATCATATCACCACCTTTAAGAGTGAACAATCCAATTGGTGGTCTGCTATTATTTGTCTTATCACCTGTTAGGTCAATTGCAATAGCATAACCTTTCTCATAACCAAATTCTCTAGAGAATGTTCTATCAACCTTGAATGTAATTTCATTACCCATCCATCTGTAAGTATCAAAGCCTCTAGCACCAACTTCAACATAACCATTAGCCTTCATAGACCATAGGTATGTACCATCAGTATGGTATTGAGCTAAGTATGTATCAAGTAAATCACCAAGTTGATAATAGAAAGCTTCATTACAGATGAACATATACTTGTTACCTGTAGCATTACTAGCCTTCTCGTTCAAACTTTGGATAGCAGTTCTTAATACATTGATAGTAAGTTTATTGTAAGCATACTTACTAGCGAAAGCTTCTACCTGAGGAATAAGTCCATCAGAAATGTAGATAGGTCTGTTAGTTTGTGGGTCTACGATAGTTGCCTTACCGTTTTCATCAACGTTACCCTTAGAGAATAAGAGAGCGTTGTTACGTCCTTCCAAGAAGGTGTTAAGAAGAGTCTTCTGAACAGTATCCATTCTATAAATAGTTTCTGTCATAGAACCTTGATCCTTACCTTCAGCAACTTTAATAAATACATTTTCTAAAGCAGCATATCTTTCAGAATAGTCAGCATCGAAACGGTGAGTTTGGATGTAACCTCTGTGTTTTTCAACGTTAGACTGCCACTTAGTATAACCTTCTTCATGCATTTCAGGCATATTGGCTGTAATCCATCTTGTCTTATCACCAGGTTGACAAGCTGTTACATCAAGAATAGTATCGTAGTTGTTATCAACTAATCTTACTACACATTCCCAATAGTTGTCACCTTTACGTGTAGGACGAGCTACAACCATACATTGCTGACCTGAATTTTCAATCTTGAAGATATCGTATTTTTCGTAATATCTTTCTCTAAAAGCCATGATAATTTCAGTACCACCAGCACCGTCACCTTCTGGTACAGCAGCAAATTCAATTCTCTTAATGTAGTTAGTTTCAATATCATAATCATATTGGAAAGCATTTAGAGATTGATATTTATTACCATTTCCTTTAGAGTCAGTATAGAATACATTCTTAAGAGATTCAGTTAGGAAAGAAGCTGTTAAATCAGTATACATTCTTGATACAATACCAAGACGTTGTGGTTTAACTCCAAGGTACTTATAAAAGTCTTCATAAGTACGTGTATCTCCCATAGTAGGGATGTTAGAAACAAAACTAGCTATTTTCATATATTATAATATCATTAATCGTCATCGTCTAAATCATTTATACTTTGATAAGAACGATACGGATTTTTGTTGTTATTATTGTTTTTGTTTGAATTATCTATTACTACGGTAGGTCTAGTTTGTACTCCTTTCTTTCCATCTTCCAAACCCTTTTTATATTGGTTTTCGGATACCAATTTTATCTATTGTGCAAAATAGTCGGAAATATTATTGAAAGCCTCCTCACCATTAAGAATAAACCACGCAGCTCTTGTTAGGGTTTCTGGATCTTGTAAGGCTTCGAACAAATAATTCTTTCCAGCTTGATCTCTTGAAAGCATAAACTCAGCTAATTCCTCTCTATCAGCATCTTCGAAATTTAAATCAAAATTACCGACAGAATTGAATCCTTGAATAGCATCTACTACTTGAGCTTGGTATTGTTCAAAAGCTTCCTGCTATTCTTGTTCTCTTTGAGCTTCTTCTTGCTGAGTCTTTAAATCTTCTCTCTCTTTATACTCTTTACGAATTCCTTCAACTTGTTTCTTGAAAAATTCCTCATTGGTTTTAACAGTATTTAAAGCTTGTGCAGCCTCTTCATCTGACAGTTCTCCAACCCTAGATTCTAAGTCTAAGAGAAATACTTCATCATCAGATAAGTCATCAATCTTATATTGAGGAGTTACTTCAACTTGTTCTCCAGCTATTTGCTGTAAATATTCTTGAGGACTAAGATTACTCTGTCTAATTTGAGTTAACAAATTAATTTCATCTTCTGTTAAACCATCATTATTATCTTCATGTTGTTCTTCTAAAGGCATGTTTAGAATATTAATTTTCTCTTCATTTGATAAGTCTTTCCAACTACGTTGAATTACTTGGCCATTATCATCCTCGAAATTAATATTATTTAAATCATCTATACCTCTAGTTTTTAAAAAATCTGACATAAAGTCACCTTCAGGTTGATCTTTAGGAGGCTCCTATGCTGGAGGTGTATCCTAAATTTGTTCCTGACCAGGTTCAAGAATGTCGTCGTCATCTAAATCATCAATTCCTATTGCCATAATATATAAAATTAATTAAAATGAAAACAATAAATTTTCATATTACAAATATATATTAATCATTTATTGTTTTCAAAATTTTTATTTTACGTTGTCAAAATTTAAATAAAAATAAAAAATCTTTATAATAAAGATATTAATTCAAATTTTCTTATTAAAATCTACCATATATTATTTATTACATCTATGACATTAATGCAACGTCATATACAGTTGGGTTAGTAGAATATGCTGTACCAGCGTTAGCAATGCTTACATAAGTACGAGATTGCATACTTGCACCGAGATCCTCTGTGACACCATTTACATAAGCAAATCTAACATTTGCACTACCTCCCTGTGGGTTTACGAATCTACCTCCGAATGATGTGTTATTCATATCTATACTTGTTCCACTAAATATTGGACTTACTGGATAGTCTGGGCTGTGATATATATAACTTGTATCTGCACTTCCCATGACTCCATTTGAGATAGAATATTTTACATATCTGTTCACAGTCAGACTAATTACACACGGAGTTCCACTGTTAGTAGCATATGCATATATAATAGGAACGTAGCTTCCGTTAAATCCTGTTCCATGTGACGGATATGCATTTGCAGACTCTTGAACGTAAACATCCCTAGAAGATATCAATGTGTAAGAAGAGCCACTATAACTGTAATATTTACCATCAGAACCTTTGAACAAGTCTGTGTCTGATACAAACGGATTACTCTAGCTGCCATTGTATTTATAATAACCTCTTACTGGAGTATAGGTAGAGCCTCCTACCTGTGACCATTTTGTAAAGTCTATAGTGTATTCAGTTCCGTTTGCATCCCATACATGAAGCTACATACCATTTCCGTCTGTAACAAAGTAAGCACGAACGTCTGCACCTTGACAGAACTCGATCTTATCTGAGCTTGTTCTAATGTTAATACCATTAGGATCACCTGCTATGAGAGTATTAGCTTCTACATTACCCTTGAATGTACCATTGTTAGCATTTACAGTTCCACTAAAAGTTCCTCCTAAAGCGTATACCATTCCTTTAAATACAGAGGAACCTCCTATTTCCATTCTTTGAGCATAAACTTTACCGGTTTTAGCATCAATAGCTAAATTAGGACAAAAATTTACCTATCCAGATAAATTTGTAGTAGGATTAGAAGTTTTAAAATTCTAATAATTAGTGGTATTATCTCCAGTAACCATAGTTAATCCTCCATTAGAATCATATTCTACACCATGCTATGATAACATCCAATCCTAATTAATTACAAATGAACCTAATTTAGCAAATTCAGAAAACAATACTTTGGTAAATACAGCAGCAAAATTATCAGCTTCTCCCCAAGCATCAGATGAAGATGGATTTTGTCCTCTACTAGAAGAATCCTTTAAATAATAATATTTATTATTAGAAGCCAACATTACTACAGGACATTTATAATCATTTTTAGTATATTCTGTATTACTATCCCAAATTCCTGCTATATAAAACATAGGTCCTGTTTTACCTGTTATAGAAGCACCAGCATCACCATCTTTTATGTGACTCACACATGTTCCATATATTAAACTACTAGTAAAATCAGTACATCTGAATGTTGCCTAATGAAATTTATGGGTTCCATCTGTAGCTGTACCTTTAACTATAAAAAAGTCTCCAGCTCTACAAGAACTACCTAAATCAGAACTTCCCCTACTAAAATTATTTGTATTTTCTATAGCAGCTTCTCTAGCCCAATCGGATTCTGAATAAGTATCTCTTGTTATTATATAAGTTATACCTTTTCCATCAGGTCCAGGAACTGTACTATCATTTCCATCTTTAGAATATTTAGACCATAAACTTAATTTTTCAAAATTACCCCAAACTCCATTTATCCTTTTTATAACAGAACAATAACAAAATGGATTACTAGAAGTGGGAGATAGTGGATTATCACTCCATCCTGAAGGAATCCACTCATTATTAGTCATAGTATCTGGTTTAGTAGGAATATTACTAGTACATTGAGCATCTGTAAGTTCTGAACTAAATAATTTAAATACATACTATACACCATCTCCATCCATTCCTTTCTCTCCCCATTTTGACCAAATAACAGGAGTAGAATAAGCAGACCAAACATCGTTATTTTTAGAACGTTGTGAAATGTATTCATACATAGCATTTTCAGATACTCCCTGAGGATTATCTGTCCAAACAGTTCCATCAGATGTTATTCCGGACCAATCATCTACTTGTGTAGTAGGGGGAGGAGTAGGATCACTCCAAACTGAAGTTTTTAATGCATATACAAATTCTATAACAGTTCCATTTTTGCCATCTATACCATCCTCACCATCTAATCCGTTAGCACCAGTAATTCTAATTGGTAGAGTCCATTCTCCATAAACTCCTTCTTCATTAACATAACATTGAGTCATCCATGTTGCGGAACCATTTTTAATATCAGTTTCTGAAAGAGTTTGTTGAGTTTCTGACCAACCATCTGTTGTTCCATTTGAACCTATAGCAGGTTTAGATGGTGTCGGATATTGTTCTGAAGGAATATAATTTCTATATCTAAATTCATAATGTCCTCCAACATTTCCTGGATCACCCTTCTCACCTTTCTCTCCATATATTCTAGTAATAGTCCATTCACCATTATATTCACCGTTAGATACTTTTCTCTCCGCTCTCCAAATCATTGTTCCAGCAGATTCAAAATTAACAGAATTAGAATCATACCATCCTTCTGATTCGTGATTAGCAAAAGGTATATCTCCTATTGGAACTGAGGGTTGAATAGTTAAAGGACTGAATTCTACATCTAAGGTATCACTATCAGATTCTGGAGCAGGAGCAGACCATCCACTACTAGTCCCATCCCCATGAAAAGTACAAACAGAACTCCATATAATAGCATTACCTTGAGGTATTCCATCTGTCCAACCTCCTTCTGGTGGAATAGGGTTATCATAAGTACCCCCTGTAGGAGTATCAGGTCTAGAATTTTGTCTCTTAAATACTCTACTTTTAAAAGAACCTTTAACTCCAGTTTTACCTTGACGCCCTCTCTATCCTTCAATACTTCCCCAAGTAATACATACGGGATTAGACCAAGCTCCATAAACTCCATCACCATTTAAGAAGCATAATGTCATCCACGTAATTTCTCCATTATCTGTATCAGGTTTAGTATATGTATCAGACCATCCATTAGATTTTCCATCACTACCAACAGCAGGAGCTTCAGGCTACTATGCACTTACTTTATATCTCATTTCACAATGTCCATCATTGATTCCATTATTTTTAGCAAGTAAATAATTGATGGCTTCTATAGAAGAATTAAGATGCTATACTATTTGATTCATTTCCTCGCTAGAGAGGCTTTCACCATATTCATAAACTTTAGGTAATAAACTTAATTGTTCCATATTTATTATTTATTTAATTTATTTTCTAACTCTTCTATTTTTTCCTAGAGAGCTTTAGTAGTATTTTGTAATTCAGTAAATTGTTTTTTTAAAACTACAGGAATATATTGCCAAGTTCCGTTTAAATATACTAAAGAAATTTCTTCTTCTGCAGGCTCTTCTAAGTTTGAATTATAAATAGAAAGTATAGGTTCTTTAAGAATAGGTAAAGTAACTCCGTCTATATGAGCAAATAAATTACTATCTAAATAATAAAATCCATTAGTCTTCATTTCAGATTCTGATTTAATAGATTTTATTATTTTAGGAATCTTTACATTAATTTCTCCTTTATCATTAAGTAAATCAATGTATTTCTACCCAATTCTAATTTTTACTTTGCCAGCAGTATTTAGAACTAAGTTTTCACTAAGTGAACCAATTTCTTTTCCAAACATATTAATTTTGTTTTTCTAAAAATTTGTCTAAATCACATTTATTCCAACTGAGTTCTTTAAATCCTACTCTCTTTTGTCCTTTTGGAATTAATCCTTTTCTAATATAATTATCAAAAGTAGCTCTAGAAACTCCTATATATTCAGCAGCTTCTAACTTACTTAATTCTTTGGTGTTAATTTTCTAAATAAATTTAATAACTTCAAACTACTCTCTTTCGGAAATATTAGTATTATTGGAATCAATGTCATTAATCATCTACTATAATAGATTTCTTATTATCTTTAACATTTTCGATATTAAATATTTTTACAATATTATTATATGTTATTTGTACATCTATTTTTTTAGCCTTTCTAAATTTTTTAGAATTGTTTTTAGATAGTGTTAATACAGTCCCTTTTATTAAAGGATTAATAGATTTAGAATCTATGGTTACAAGCCAATCATACTTAGCATTTTCATCTAAATTCTGTCCAACAAGTTTCAAACTTATCTCATCATTTAAATCTACTACTACTATTTCATTTAAAATAGCTGTTTTCTTTTTGCCAAATACCATATGTTCTCTACTCTTATTAGGAACTGGAAACTACTTACTCCCTAATCTTTGTATAAAACTCATGTTTTTAATTTATATTTAATGTAATAGTAAGAATATCCAAATATTAATATCATTATTGCTGTAATATGTATTAACAATAATTTAATATCATTAATTGGTATTCCTATATAATAATCTATATCAACTAATAGTTCGTTAGACATAATGTAATATAAAGGCATTCTATGTACATAACAATATCTAAAGATGTGAGAAGTCATATACATAAATATCCAAGGGATTACAGATATGTGTGTTAAACGACCTAACATTACTGTATCTATTCCTGCAAAAGATAATAAAGTATATAAAACATATAACAAAGCAATAAAATGTGGAATATACTTTAATATAATTAGGAATCCTTTATACTTTAGATTTCTATCCAACTTTACCTCCTTTACTATAAGGTTTGCCAAGTGGATTTAAATTACCTGATTTGGGTTTTGGTCTTTTTATATTCATATATTATTACGTTTTAATATTCTAAGATATTAATAATTAGAAATAAAACAAAAAAAAGTAGATTCTTATTCAGAACCTACTTCTCCTTCTAACTTTTTAATAAATTTATAAGAACGCATATTTAGATTTCCATTTAAATAAGCTAATTCTTCTTCATCTTCTATTTCTAATATTTTAGAGATGTGACATATAAGATGGAAATATTCGTGTGCTATGGTATTTATTAATTGTGCAAATGAACTTGTTTTATTAACTACTATAACAGAACTTTGTAAATTAGTATTTGAATATGTTAAGCCTATATTTAAATTACAAGTTTGTAAATTGCGTAGTGCTTCTTTTATATATTTATTAGGACAATTTATATCCTTTAAAATTCTAATTATATAATCAATATCATCACAAGTACATTCATACAATACAGTTACTCTCCAATTATATACAGAGAATTTATCAATAATCATAACATTTCATCCCATTCAATTGGAATACCTTGAGTCACTGTATCTGCATACCATCTATTGAAAACTATTCCATCATATCCGTCCTCATCATCTATAACATCTTTAACATATAAAGCTAAATGTTTTTCATCTACAATACTACTGCCCATGAAATCGTTATTTCCCATATTATAGACATAAACATAATCACAGAGTTCATTATTCTCTAACTCTACGTTATATTTATTTAAAATATCATCAACCTATTCTTTAGTTACTGGAGCTTTTCCATGGTCCATTTTAGAAATAGCAAATTGACATAATTTTTTATTAAAATGTTGTCCATAATACTTAAGGTAACGCTTCATTGCTGTAGGTCTATCATCATAGATGTTTAGAGATGTTCTAATCATCATCAATAAGAACGTCTGCCACCACGGCGCATACCATAACGAGAACCGTACATATCATCATCGTCATAATCTTTATGATGTCTGTTTCTTTCTCCGTATTCTGAATCTGCTGAAAGGTCTTCAAATATAGCAGCAAGACACTCTGAATGTTTTCCAATCTCTGAAATAGCTTTCATTGCTTTTCCAAATTTATCTTCGGTAAATTCTACTACAATCATTTCTATACTAAATTAAAAATTTTATCCAATTTAGATTCGAAACCATCAAATCTATTCTCTAAACTCGATAATCTCTCATCTCTTTCTTTATCTATTGCAAACTGAGGATTTAATTGTTTAAGAATATTTTCACAATCAACCACATTTTGTTTATAAGTATCAATGTTATTTAGAATCTATTTACTATTCTGTAGAATATTTTCAACTTCTGTTTGAATACCCTGTTTAGATTCACTTATAATAATTTTACCACTATTATAAGACACGACACTATTAATACTTGGTATTGAATTAAATTCCTAAATTTCTCCATCAATTTTTACTTTTAAATCAACTGTGTTCTAAGGCCCAACATTATATGGATTCATTTTAGGGTAGCTAACACCAACGATTTCTCCAACCTTATAATCTGGAGTAGAAGTCTTATCTAATAAATAGATAGGACTTCCTTGAGATAGTGCTGAAAACATTATAATAACTACATTAAGTTAGCGTTCTTATCATAATATATTTCATATACTCCAGGTAAAGAAATATCAGTGCCAGTAGCTGCAACTCCTCCAACTTTTGTTAATGGTTGAGTAAAGCTATTAGAAGAGAATAGAATGGGAAGAGATGTGTTAGTAATTTCAGTATTTAATCTAAATAATAGTATTCCAGTTCCATTAAGGAATCTAAATGCTCTATTTGGAATATTTATAATTACATTTGTATCTGTAACTTCTACTGAACTACTTTCAATCATAGGTATTCCATTTCTATTAGCAAAATTAAATGGGTAATTAGTTGTTGCTCCAAACATATTCACTCCTTTCTTTAATTAATTCCAGAAACTTGTTTGTCCCCACAGATTGCCAACATAAGGAGTAGCGTTAGCAGCAACGATATTAGGCCACTGAACAGGAACAGTATTTGGCTGCTTAGCAGCTATAACAGCTATCTTATCATTTAAATCATTAAATGCTTTATTAAAAGCAGCAGTTTGCATATCATTACTTATTTGTCCTCTTAGTTGAGTAATAATATCACCTTGGGTGTCAATCTTGTTTTGTAATTCTCTTTCCTTAAGATCACAGAATTCTTTAGTAATGAGAGTGTTCTGGCCACTAATAGCAGAAAGAATAGCATTAGTATTTCTATCAGCTTGATTAGTAAGAGTGTTAGTCTACTGACATACAGCTAATTGGTCGGCACTTTCAATGTTAGCCATTTGAAGTTGAGTAGCAGCATGGTTTTGTGCACTCTGTAATTGCTGATTAGCGTAGTTCTGAGAAGCTAATAAAGTAGAATCAGCGTGATTAGCAGCAGCCTGAGCTTGTAAAGCATTAGTCTGATTAAGAACTGCTACTCTGTTTTCACAGCAGCAATTACATAATTGTTGACTTAAAGCAGCATTACCGGCCTGTATACTATTAATTACTTGCTGTCCACTCATTCCAACTTGTGCTCCTACGGTTTGTATAGAACTTTGAATAGCATTTACAGCATTTTGAACATTAGCAACAGAAGTGTTAAGTAAGCCAGCTAATTGATTTAGAGAGTCTGCTCTACCATTTATAGCTTGTAAAAGAAGGTCTCTACCAGCATCATTGTTTAACTGATTAGCTAAGAAACCAGTTCCATTGTTGCCTCCAAAACCATTTCCAAAGCCATTACCATTAAAAATCCAAGGGAATAAAATCCACATGAACATCATCCACATCCAGTTACCATTATTTCCAAAACCACCGTTCTGAGACATAGCTAACATTAAATTAGGATCTAGAGAATTGTTTCCGTCAGGAATAGTATAAATTTTACTTTCAGACATAAATAATTAAATTTTAATTGTTAATAAATTGAACCTCTTTCCGAGGCAGTATCTAGTTGCAACTAAAATAAAATTATCTATACTATATGAAATGAGAAAACGTTACTAAAAATTTTGTAACTTCCTGATTATCAAGTAGTTACGTTTAGTAACGTTTTAAAAGTGGACTTAAATTGAATAAAAAATTTTAGTATAAAACAAAAATAGCCAGAAACATCTAGAAAGACATTTCTGACTATTCATTATAGTTAATATATTCCCTATTTGATCAAGTTAGGGTTCTTGTATTATCCGTTAGGAAAGTCTGTTGCAAATTGACTTAAAGGTCTCAATCTACCTGGTCCTACATATTTCCATCCGTCTGCAGCTTGATATTGAGATAGAAGTTCGTCTTTGACATATATTGGATACGTGTTTCCAGTATAATCATTAGATACATCGTTATTACGATACTGCTCTCCAAACGCCCACCCATAATCACTATCTTCATTATTTTGATTTAATCTATTATATTCTGGTACTACTGTAGATAATAATTTTACCCAGCGCTTAACAGGGCGGTGAAATAAGGATCTATATATTTTTGTAACTGTTTCTGGAAGAACTGCTGTTTCTATGTTATAACAATCAGTAAAAGTTCCAGATCCATACATAGGTTGTCCGATGGTAGTGATTTTACCAAGACTTACTATGTTTTCAATTTGATTACAGCCCGAAAATACTCCTCCAACTAGTTCTCCAGTTAAATTTGGCATATTTATTGTAGAGAATGCCTAAACCTTAGAACATCCTTTAAATACATTACTTCCGTCTATTTTTGTTATTTTAGATTGGTCTATTAACAAATTTAAATTAGTACAGTTGTAAAATGCACCACCATAAAATTCAGTTGCGTTTGTTGCATCAATTGTAGTCAACTTAGAACAGTTAAAGAATGCTTGAAATCCAAAGACTGTGCAATTTGACGTATCTCCAACATTTTCTAAATTTACACAGCCTTCAAAATTCCACCTCTAATATCCATTGATTCCACTAATTTTAGTAATATTACTTAGATCTATTGACGTAAGAGATGTACATCCGATGAATCTATTATTTAAGTTTATTTCTGTAATGTTTGTAAACTATGATAATTCATTAAATGTTACTATGCTAGAACCATTAAACTTACCATTAAACGACGTTATAGAATTAACAGTAGCCTATGTTATTCCAGTACCATCTCCAAAATTAGTAGCTAATATAGATGCTACCGTAGGATCCTAAAATTCTACATAAAGGTTGTCACATGATATAATCAAATCTTGAAAATTAGTATTCAAATAGTTAACCTACGATACATATCCAGTTGTACTATGTAATCTACCCTTCAAATCACTAGTTTCATCTAAATCTCCACTAATAGCTAATTCATACAACTTAGATATGATAGAGCTATTAACTTCTTCTGTTAATCCTGTATTCTATTCTATATATAAATGTGTCATAGTTATTAAGGTTTATAAAGGAATAATATAGTATCAGAAGTATTATCTACAACTTTTGCTTCTGTAAACGTTTCATTTGTAGAGTGATTTACAACAATGTATGCACAGTTTTGTTCAAGTGTAATAGTTCTACTTCCATTAACTTGGGATTTATTGTCAATATATGTTCCATTAGAATCAAGCTTCATTACATCAATAATACCATCACAACTCATTGTTATAGAATGTCCTCCTATAACAGGTATTTGACTAGATACAAATGCATTTGGACTGGTTGCATCGTATATTATTGCATGATTACTAACTCTATAAGAACGTTGAATTGTAGCACCTATCACATACATGCTCGTTATTTTATTAAATACTGCATAAGACTTAGTACTAGGTATATTTTTGATCACAAGTGAACTCAAGTTTACATAACTACCAACATATACACCAGCAGGAGTAAGTACTGTAGGATTCTCAAGATTAATACTTGTAGGAGTACCTAATTCATACTTAGTTAACTTAGGTGCAGTAGGAACAATTATATTAATAGATGTTCCACTAGCATCTACTTCTTCTATATCTAAGTTATTAGATAAATCAATATCAGATGTTAAATTACGACAATTCTCTATATAGAATTTTCTTAATTTTGTTATATTACTTAAATTAATATTCTGTATTCCTTCAGAAGTTGTTGGAATAATAGAATTATTTAAATTAATTCCAGTAATATTAGGTAAGTGTAATAGAATACTATCTCCATTAAATACTAATGTTGTTAAGAGACTTAAGTTATCTGTTACATTAACCCAAGAAGCTTCTCTTTGGAATTTACCTTCAACTCCGATTTCTCCAGTTAATATGTAACACAAACTTCTATAAAAATCACCTCTATCGAAATTCTCATTAAATTGCTGATAATAGGCATTATTAATAAGTCCCCATAAAGCAGTACCTTCTGGAGCTACAATTTGATCTTTAACAACTATAAAATCTTGTGAAATAGTTTTAATTAATCCTCCTAATTTAAATGTAGCTTCAACTGTGTATACTGCAGGAGTTGAACCAACACTATTTTGTAGATATAATGGAATAAAATATTTATAAGTATCATTATTTACTTTAAATCCTCTAGTATAAGATAAATCAACACTAGAAGAATCAACGAATACTTGTCTAGTAGATTCACTCTGAATAAAGAAGTCATAGTCTTTAGCTTCTTCAAATTCAGAACATACTACACCGTTCTTATATAACTTAAACTTAACATATTCTATTTTTAAATCTTTATTCTTAGGATTATTTACATAATTACCATTTTCTAAGAATTGTACTCCAACTACTAAATTACCTGTTTGTTGTCCTACAACAAATTTATCAGCAGTCTTATAATACTTATAGAATCCTGCATTACTGCCAGAGTTAGCAGTCTTTTTATCACCTTCAATGCTTAAGAAAATATTTTCTGGATAATTTAATGCTTTAACATGGA